GAAGCAATATACCTTTTATAAGCAGTAAAGGTATCAATGCTATCGTCAAATTTCCATTCCACAGGCATTGCCCGAGCAAATGGAGTCACACTGGTTATCTTTCCTTTTGGGAACAGATAGTAAGCAGACACAAGAGTATTATAGCACGAATGAGTTTTACCATATCGCACAGCATACTCATCACACAAGTTCATTCCCCACTTAATCAACCAATAGGCATTGTGGATACTATCCATTGCCCATTTGGTGCAGGGGTGATTACGAAACGCACCTTTTTCAGTTCTGTAGGGAGTGCCGTCAGTTTTAGGCAGAGTGCCGTAGTTATGACCCCATTTTTCAGAGGCAACAATGGAAAGCATCTGACAGCACTCCAGTGGCATTTTGACGATATGTTTGTCGGGGAGACAGACAGCACTCTCAGCAGGCCAAGGAGATGTTACGAAAATGTTCATAGAGGTCGAATAGACTGATTGTAGTTCCAGGATGCTGTAAGGAGATTAACATCAATACCGTATTGTTGCAAGTGATAGATGAGAGCATTGATGTCCTTAGGAAAACAGTATCCACCGTAACCCAGTTTACCATCAGTACCAGGAACTTTTGTGTGAGAATCTCCAATACGTTCATCTAACGTAACACCCAAACGAACACTATCATAATTCATACCAAACGTCTCACAAGTTTGATATAGAATATTGAAGTAAGATACCTTGAGAGCAAGAAAACAATTTGAAAAGTATTTGATTGTCTCAGATTCCTTAGCAGACACGTACACTGCTTCAACTTGCCGTTCTTCCCATTCAGTAATCACCGAATAAAGAAAATCCTTTAGGTCTACAGTATCAGTATAACTTCCGCCAAAGATATTTCTATCAGAGTTAAAAAAATCTTCTACAGCATTATCTGCAGTAAGAAACTCTGGATAGTGAACAATCCTAAGATCATTTCTTTGTTTCATCAGAGCATCAGTAGTACCAATCGGAACTGTAGATTTCAGTACAAAAAGTCCAGGATTGTGCAAAGGAACGTCATTAAAGAAGTCACAAACATATGAAATATTGCAATCTCCATCATCCTTCATTGGAGTGGGAAGACAAACAAAAATATAGTCTGATGATAAAACTTCAGAATATGTGTTAAGTGATTTTTCTGGAATTACATCGTATACGCGAGTCTCAACTTTATCTTTGAAGTTTTCGTAAACTGCGTTACCTACAAATCCATTACCAATAACACCAACAATTTTGCTCATAGTTTACCGCCTACCTTTTCATCATAAGATTTACTTTCTGCAGGCCAAGGAGATGTTACGAAAATGTTCATTAGACTTTTTCAAAGTGAACGGAGTTAAATCTGCCATTGATACCCTCTAATGTTACCTTAGTGTGCGAAGAATGTACATCAACTGTCTTAATTCTATACGTTTCTCCTATGGTAATAACCTTCATAGGATCGTCATTACTTCCCCAGTTAACTTGTTCTTTAAGACAAAGTATAAACTTAACACAATCACCTGGTTTAAACTTACACATATTAGGTAAGAGGAACTCTTCTTGGATTGCCACATATTGTAGCAGATGGAACCTCTGCTTCAAAAAGTTTTTTTGCTTCCCACTGATATTGAGCGTCTATAATCTTAGTAAGATATCGTGTTCCCATAGTAGGCACACGATATGTAATTTCCCATTTAGGCATCATTCAAAAGTTGAATCAGGTTCAAGAGCAATAAAATAAATCAGTTTTCTATCAGAACTTTTAAAACGGGAAAGGAGTTTACTAGAAACAACAACTTCATATGTGCCAGGAAGAATCTTAATATTTTCTACCTTGAAGTTAAAAACAAAGTTAGATGTTGTTTCACCAACAATGATTGAGAAATCATTAGAGGTTTCATTTTTCTTATCGCGGACAACAAGTTTAACAACTCCACTTTCACCAATCACAGAGAGATCTGGAAGTTGATAGATTGATGCTGCTTTAATAAGTTTGTCTAGTTCTTGAGTTTTTAGAATAAAACAAGCATCTTCAGTGGGGAGATTGATTTCTTTATCAGGAGGAACAGTGATTACGTTAGGATCAGCAAAAAAGTATTTGGAACGCATCTTACCTTCACGGATCACAACATGACCTTCATTTTTAAAGTCAAGTTCTGGACTTTGATGCAGCGATAACCCGTTTAAGAACTGGTTAAGATCGTAAATAGCAAAGTCTTGTGGAATCTCATCTTCCAGTTCTGCTTCAGCAAGAATATTCTTTGCCAAGGAAATAGTACGAAGAGAGTTACCCTTTTTAAAAAGCAACGATTGATTAATCGAAGAAAAGTTTTTAAGAAGAGAGACAGTTTTTTCAGAGAGTTTCATAGTTTTTGGCTTAAGTTTCATAATCAACGGAATTCAGTCAGACCATTATCTTGACGGGAATAATGACCATCAAAGTGTAGCAGTAGCATAGCATAGTGAATCACTTTGAGCAAATCACGCTTATTGCGCCCGTCTTTATCACCATAACGGCTTCCATACTTAAGAATGTTTGCTTGACAGAAATGAGCAGCAAGATCTTTTGCTGCCATCAGGTCAATTGTTTGTGTGTCTTTATATGTCTGGTTGTGACCACAATAGTGACTACCATACGTGCTGGTTACATAATCCTGAATATCTTTCAGAATTTTATCTTCATTGTATTTCCAAAGATGATTCTTTGTTTCAGTCATGGTATCCGAAGAAGAAATAGTAAAAGTTGTTAAATGATTTTGAACTAAATTTTGTTCATCTTCTGGACTAAACATAATAAAAAACTCAAGTTAACCTTCTACAATCATATCAGAAAGGTGCCTCCTGGTCAACTTGTTCAGTAACAGGGAGTTGAAAATCAGCATCCACCTTGTCATAGAGTTCAATAAAAGACATCTTAGTTTCATCATCAAATCGGGCAGTGCAGACATCAATTGCCTTTGCTTTACTGTTAAAAATACTATAGGCACGAATAATATGAACTAGACGACGAGTGCTAATAACTTCATCAATGCCACCATCATAAAAAGTTTTACGAATAATATCTGCCCAATCTACCAAACACTTACAGAAATCACTATCCTCAACACCAAGTTCTAGAGCAACACCTTCTAGAATCTTTTTCTCAGTTGCAGGAACAGGATAAGATTGCTCAAAGGTCACAGGGAAACGCTCAAGAAACGCCTCATTGAGTACGTTAGTGCCGATAAAGCGACCATCATCAGAACCTTTACCTTTTGTGTTAGCGGTGGCAATCACATTAAAACCAGCAGCAGGTTTAACAAAACGACCAATCTTCTTCAGGAAAACACCTTTACCTTCCAGAATGGATTGCAGACACAGGATTTTATTAGAAGCAAGATCCACCTCATCCAGCAGCAGAACAGCACCACGCTCAAGTGCTTCCACCACAGGACCATTGTGCCATGCAGTTTCGCCATTCACAAGACGGAAACCACCAATCAAATCATCCTCGTCAGTCTCAATCGTGATGTTGACACGAATCAGTTCACGCTTCAGTTGAGCACACGCTTGCTCCACACTGAACGTTTTACCATTACCCGAAAGACCCGTGATGAACGCAGGGTAAAAGATACGGGACTGAATAATCTTTTTAAGATCGTTAAAGTTACCAAACTTGACGAAGGTATCATCTTTTTCGGGAATAAGATTTTGTTCAATGGCAGGCAGAGCAGCGGGAGCTTGATATGCTTTCTCCATTTTGCCAACAACACTCGGGGTTACTTCTAGATTCCATTTACCACGACCAACTTTAAACGGTTCAAGACGCTTAGTCACAGTTGGATAAGACACATTTTTAGATGCACAATATCCACGAACGTCCGCTGCAGTAAATTCTTTACCAAAAGTGTTTCGAAGATCATTAATGATTTGGTCGTCAGTCATTTGAGTGCGAGACATGATGTGAGCGTTTTGTTTCAACTGTAGTTACTATAGAACAAAAAAGGGTCATCAAGATCCCTAGTGGTCACTTTACCAACTGGTTCTTCAGTTTCTCAAAAGATTCTCTACTTGCAATTTTTCCTTTATAACCAGGATAAAACTTCTCCACTATCGCAGGAACACCCATCGCAGTAATTGCACTGTCACAAATGACCCACACTTCTTTGGTGTCGTATTTGACCACATGCTCTAACGGAAATTTGGATTTCATTTTAATCCTCAACGGTAAATGTTTTGTTCTTAACTCTGGTGTCAAACTCACCAGTTCTACCAGGTTTCATACTTCCTATTTTAACATTCTTTCCTCTTCCTGGGAAGGAGGTGTCTGAAGTTCCTTTAAGTGTAGCACTTCCACCTGGTTTGCGTTGAATCAGAACAGAATCCTGATCATATTTCTTTCCTAATTTTTCAACTGTTTTTTTAAACTTTCTTTTACCCATTTTTCCTGGAGTGACAATATGAGATTTTTCACCCACTTTTCTTTCCTGTGAGGTGCCTGGATTCTCTGTATATCTACCAGAGACTTTTGTAGGACCAGGAAGTCCAGCACCTCTAATATCACGCTCAAGTTGCCGTGAACGTGCTTTGTTTTCTGCCTTTGATTTATCACCACGCTGAGCAGACATAATTGCCATACCACCTTTTTCCGACTTACTCATCACCCGAGTCAGTGAAGTTTCATTTACTACTTCTTCGCCAAGTTCTCCAAGTGCCT